GAGGTCGTTCTTTCGTCTTCTCTCGTAAAAATAGGGTTTTCCGCTTACCGCGTAACCTCAGATAGCGTCTCAAGAGCCGGCATCAAAGAGAATGATTTAGTGCTGGTTGGCGGAACGAAGGATCTGTTAGCGGGCCTCGCCCCAGGCGATATCGTCGCCGTTGAGGCAACGGCCGAAGATGGCGAAAGCATCTGGGTGATACGGCAATTTTTGCCGCCAAACTTGGTTACAACGAACCGGGATGGAACGAATCTAAGCCTCAACCTAGACGAGCCGTCTATGGGATACCGCATCGTAGGTAAGGTGATCCCGAAGTAATATCCGTCGGTATAGTGGGTCCAATCCCACAGATGTAAGGCCGCTCCCCACAGGGTTGGAGCGGTTTTTTTTTATGACAAAAATACCGTAACGGTATTTTCCGCTTGCGCTTCATACCAAATCGGTATATTCCAATAATCACCGAAGCGCACCACGGCACCATAGAGCCGAACGGAACGCCAAGGGGCCGAGCAAGCCAGACCTCACCACTCCCGTCTGTTGCTCAGCACTTCAAGGAAGCCGGGCCGACCAATCTTCTAGAGATCAGCCAACACCCTGCCCGGTCCGGCTTCCTTGTTTTTTCAACCCTTGTTGAGCGTGACGGATATGGACAGCGGAACATGTCAAATGCCGATGGATCAGTGGGCGACCTGGCAAGAGCAGATCATGGAAGCCGGGTACTTCGCAGCGATGACAAGACAGCCGTTCAATCCGGTCGCGATGGACGAGTGGAAGCTCGGCTGGAATCTCTTTCACGACAGCCGAGCCTCGAACAATCCGACCTCGATAGCGGCCTGATCATCTGCAGCGAGTGCGTAGGTGATCCGTCTCAATACCTCATCGATTTCGAGGAAGTCTGCCCGACGTGTGGCGGCTGCGGATTTCACGACGATCCTGATTTCATCGACGGCGATGCGGCGGGATTTAATCCGCACGCTGCTTGGGGCACGCATCATCATCGCTATGCGCGGGGGTTCTGATGAATTGTCCTTTCATCACAGAGCATCCTGAAATCAGCACAGCGCTGGCGGCGATCTTCATCGTCGGTGTCATCAACACCATCGCGCTTGGTGCTTCGATCTACCTCTCATACCGGAGCGGGAAATGATCGAGCACATCCTGACCCTCGCCGCGATCGTCATTCCTCCGGTCATCATCGGATGGATCGCATTCAACTCCAAGCTGGAGCAGTAGCAATGATGCCAGTTTCAGACCTGCTCAATCAGATCGCGTCGTATCGGACAACAACTTCTCCGGATGGTCGCTGCGTCGCACTGGCTAACGCCTATCTGCCTGACGCTGGAGAAGCCGTGAAGGACGCGTTCGCTCGTGAAATCCAGCAGGTTGCCGATGATTTTTGCGCCGAACTTGAGGCGCGGAAGAGTGCGGAGGCAGCATGAAACCTCTTGCTGACATCGCGATGACGAAGGCCGAGCGCCTTGAATTCTACGACGATCTAACCCGGAAGCTCATCCCCGGACTGCAGCTTGAGTACGCGCGATCAACGGCGCAGATGCGCAAGGCGTATGATGCCGCTGCAAATCCGCACGGCTCTCTGCGTGACTTGGCAACCTTCATCCTCGCGGCGAAGGCCAGCGAGAACGCGCTGGTGAGCATTCTGTGTGCCGAGAAGATCGCGCGGAATGCGCATCCGATGTCGAAAGCGGAGTTCGGGACATGAGCAACATCCTCAACTTTCCGATCATTCCCAGAGCAACGGTTCACATCGCTCATGAGGATGAAACAGACCCACACACAGCAGCCTTCGAAGGTCTGAAGAAGGCCATTGAATATTCAAACCGTCGCTGCGGGAAGGCTTGGACACTGAACGTGCTCAAGTCAGCGATTGAAGTTGACGATGTGAACGGGTGGCGGAACCGAGCGCGGCGGATGTTTGATCGCAAGGAGACTGTGTAATGGCTGCCGTAGCGAAGATAGAGGAACACAAGACCGGCGAAGTCGTCTCTCTCGGTGAGACTTCGACCATGCTGGCGATGCTCAATCGCATGACCAGCGATCCGGCCGTATCAATTGAGCGTGTGGAGCAGGCATTTGCCTTCTATCAGAAGGTACAGGCCAACGATGCCCGCCGCGCATTCGATGAAGCGATGGCGATCGCAAAATCAGAAATCAAGCCGATCCTAAAAAACCGCCTCGTTTCGCACGAAACCAAAACTGGCGGTACAAAAAGCTACAGACATGAGGATCTGGCTCAGATCGCCAACTCGGTTGATCCCATTCTCAGCAAGCACGGGCTTTCCTATCGCTTCCGGACAACGTCCAACCTTAACGAGCCGATAAGCGTGACGTGCATCGTATCGCATCGCCTTGGCTATTCGGAGGAAAACACGCTTCACGCCGGACGCGATGACAGCGGCAACAAGAACTCCATTCAGGCCATCGGCTCAACCATCACCTATTTGCAGCGGTACACGCTGAAAGCCGCCCTTGGTCTTGCTGCGGCCCATGATGACGACGGCAAGAAAGCCGACGCGGCTGACATGACATTTGTCACTGATGAGCAGGTCTCGGAACTGACGGCCCTCATCGCCGAGACAAAAACCGACATCACCAAGTTCCTCGAAATTGGCAAGGTCGAAAGCCTATCCGACATCACCGCCGCGAATTTCGGCAAGGCAAAGGCGCTCTTGATCTCGAAGAAACAAAAGGCGGCGTCGAAATGAAAATTGTCAATTGCCAGCAGGGATCGCCAGAATGGCTTGCCGCCCGTTGCGGCAGCCTCGGAGCTTCGAGCATTGCGGATATGATGGCTCGCACCAAGTCGGGCTGGTCCGCTTCGCGTGCCAATCTCGCCGCTCGTCTCGTTTGCGAACAACTGACCGGGACTGCCTCAGAGACCTATACAAATGCCGCAATGCAGTGGGGCTCCGACATGGAGCCTCGGGCGCGCGAACTCTATGAGTTTATGTACGACGTAGAGGTGCAGCAAGTTGGGCTAGTTCTCCATCGAACAATCGATCGCGCACACGCTTCTCCTGATGGGATGGTTGGCGATGCCGGCCTTTTGGAAATAAAGGCGCCAAATTCGGCCACACACATTTTAGCACTCGAAGGCAAGCCTATAGACGATCGCTACATCAAGCAGATGCAATGGCAAATGTGCTGCACAGGGCGTTTGTGGTGCGACTTCTGCTCATTCGATCCAAGATTTCCGGCTGAAATGCAGCTTCACGTCCGCCGCGTCCACAGAGACGACGTGCTGATTTCAGAGATTGAGCGTGAAGCTACGTCCTTCATGAAGGAAGTAGGGAGCACCGTCTCTCGGCTCCGATCTCTTTACAATATCGGAGACAGCAATGTCGCGGCTTGAACAGCAACGTCTGTATTGGGTTTGGGCCGACATGGTTAGTCGGTGCCGCAATCCAAAGCATCGACAATACAAGGACTATGGCGGACGCGGCATCTATGTGTGCGAGCGATGGCAGAAATCTGCAAACTTTATCTTTGATATGGCGCCGAGAACGCCAGGCGGGATGCTGGATAGGCGCGACAACGATGGTCCGTATTCGCCGGACAACTGCCGATGGGCGACCAGGAAAGAGCAGAACAGCAACCGTCGCAACTGCATTTATGTGACTGATCGCGGCGAGCGCGTCACTCTGCGCGAGTTCTGCCGGCGCCATGACGTTCGCTATCGACCAATTGTTAAGCGCATCAAAGATCGCGGATGGCCGATTGGCTTAGCGATCATTGTTCCTCTCGGTTGCGACCGCAATTTTTTCAAGATCGACCAAGCCGCCGAATAATCACCACTCATTCTCAAAACCTCAAGGGGGACCCATGAAGGCTCTTGTACTGACTATCTCTGCCGCTGCTCTTCTTGCGGCATCACCTGTTGCAGCTCAGGACTACAAATGGACTGGCGCTTATGCCGGTGCGAACCTCGGCTATATCTGGGGCAATGCTACGACAACGGATGATGTTAAGGACTGGGGTAACGATCCCAAGTTCATCGGCCCCTTCAACAATAGTGTCGGCGGATTCGTCGGTGGTGGCACGCTGGGTTACAATCTCCAGATTGACCGCATCGTTCTCGGTGTCGAGGCTGACATCGATTATGCCGATCTCGGCGGCACCGTTGAAACTCCATCGTCTCAGTCGGGCAATCACCAGAACATCGCTCTAAGCGGCGGCTTCCTCGGCACCGTCACTGCTCGCGCTGGCGTGCTTATCGATCCTGCGACGCTCATCTACGCCAAGGGCGGCCTTGCACTATATACCGGAGAAGCAACGCAAACGACGACGGCTAAGGGCTACAAGACGAACGGGACGAGCATGTTCACGGGCTGGACAGTTGGCGGCGGCATTGAGCGCAAGCTAACCGAGAACATCAGCATCAAGCTTGAATATGCGCACTTCGACTTCGGAACCGAGACCGGCGATCAGACCTCGATCTCAGACGATCCGATCGGACATGTCTACCGCAACCATACGAGCGTTACGGCGGATTCCGTCCGTGCTGGCCTGAACTATCGGTTCTGAGGTCACGCCGGTGGACCGCCCTCCCGCCTTTCGCATCCTGGATGCTCACACCCTGAGCCGGAACGATGCTGCGTAAAGGTTTAACTGAATAAGGAGATCGCCTCATGTGTACGTTGAAAACATTCAATACAGACGCCGACGCTAGCGCCCTGGCTCATTATATTTGTCGCCACCGAGATTACCGAGGAACTCCCGGTCTTGAAAACGTACTATGCGTTGGGTCACGCGACGCTTACCTCGTCTGCATGGTATCGGCCCAAACCCAA